GATGGGTTTTCCTAATAGCCCTGCTGAACTACACCATATCAAAGACAAGACAGGTATGGGTAAGAAAGCTAGTAATTTTGAAGTAATACCATTATGTCCAAAACATCATAGACACGGTAAAGACGCTTATCATACAAGTCCAAAAGAATTTACAAAAAAGTGGGGAACTCAAAGAGAGTTGTTGACAGAAGTATTAACAAATGTTAATTGTTGTGGTAAGTGCTAATGCACCTAGTAGCGAGAGTTACGTTGTAGGCCTACAATTATGATAGATTATAAAAAACTAAAACGATTATTTAAAGACGGTGAATGGCAAATTCTAGACGCTTTAATCAATGTTGATATTGATCTTATATCTAAAATTGATGACCATATGATTAGACAAGGGTTTGCTCAAAAAGACGGTAATAAATATAAATCATTATTAACTCCAAGAGAACTACAGTTATTTACTACGGTCAAAATTATAGCTAATGGTCATATTAGATTTTTAGTCAATGCGCTATCTACAATCTTAAAGGATAAACAAGACGCTAATACTATATTTAGATTAGAAAAAGAATGTGAAGCCTTAAAATCTGTAATTGACGCTAAAGATTTAGAAGTAGAAAGATTACAAAAACCATTGCCAGACCAATTACGTGAAAAAGGTTTGTAATGGCTAAACAGAAATTTGTCCATTTTGTACCAAGAGATAAACCACCCAAACGGCCAAGACGCCACAAAAAAACTCTCAACAAAAATGAAAAACGATCCTATAAGAAGTACAATAGACAAGGTAGGTAGAAACTTAATTGTAGGTTATATGGTAAAATTAGATAGAGCCAAGAAATCTAAAGCTAAATCAATTCGTATTAAGAATAATTGGAAAAAGAAATATTTTAAACTATTGGATAAATATAAAGATTTAAAGGAAGTGTTTGAAATATACAAACACCTCCCTTAATTTATTGTTAACTAAAATATAATTGAACCTAAAATAAAACCACAAACAAAAATAATTATTTCTGTTCTGTAATATAAAGATTTTACACCAATTTCACTACGCCATTCTTTTGGTGTTTTGCCTAATATAATCATATATCTACTCCTGTTTCTATTTTAAGATCAACAAGAACGTCTGTCAAATCATCTATAATAGTATCTAGACTTTCTTTAACATAACCATTTGTATCACCTTTAAGTTTATCTAGTCTGTTAATTTGATTATTAAGACCAGAAAGCGCTACATTAAACTTATTACGTTTAAATGCCTCCGCCTTGTTTTTGCTATCTCTATAATCGTGACCATCATCTCTTTGTGTCATTGTTAGCCTCCGTTCCCTCATCTGTTATTTCTTCATCAAAACAATGCACCTCTTTATAATCTGCACCACCGTCATTATGAATTTCTGTCGCCTCGTCTAATGAATTGGCTTTGATGACACATTGTTCTCTTATATGTTTTTTAACTTCTTGCCAAAATATGTATTCTTTCATTGGTTAGCCTCCTTTATATCGTTGTGTGGTACTGTTTCATTTATAATTTTATCTTCACAATACTCGGTTAAAAAATCATCAACTATAGACGCTGTGCTGTCATCTATATCTGTGATAGTTTCGGTATAGTATGTCTTGTCTGGTCTTTCCATTGTTGCAACAATAGCCCAACCTGTACATTTGTATGTCATTGTTTCCCTCCCTGTTTTTCTGCATCTATTAAAACATCAACACCAAGATTATAAATTAACTCATCTATAAACTCTCTCAATGCTTTATCTTTTTTAGATTGGTTTTTAATTGTAGATATGTCCTTCAATCTATTACAAACATATATAATATCTATTCTAAACATTATTTTGCCTCCCTATCTAACCCGCTTAAACAAGTTATTACGCCACCTACGGCCAATATTAACCCGATTGTTGAATTACCATGTAATGAAATTGCACATCCAAGAAATGCGAGGGCAAAGCCCCCGCAAGTCATTATTATACGGCTAACCATTAACCACCGCCTTATACTCATCTGATAAGTATTTCTTTTTTAGATCGTCAAGAAATCCCATATCAAATAAATTATACTTTCTAGATGGATAAGTTTTTTCAAATATCTTAATCCATAGTTTTTTATCTTTTAATGTGATTTCATAACGGTACTCTAAATCACCGTGATGTTGCCAATGGTCTGTATTATAGACATCCCCACCGCTTTTAGATTTATTACCCGCAATGAACGAGGCGCTAAACTCCATTGCCTCAAATCGTGGTAAAGTCCAAGCATAAGGCAAAGCGTTATCAATAAACTCTATTGCCCCCGTTGGATAACCATCCCAATGCTTATAAACATGAAATGTATCTTTTTCGTCAATAAACGAATATACTGCTCTAGTTCCCATAAGTGTTTTCCTCCATTTTAGTTATAGGTTTTTTTTCTATTGTTTTTTCTACATCCACCATTTTAGCGTGAATATTGATTGGCTCTCTTACTGCCTTACATAAACATTCGTACACGGTTTTACCCGTGTACAGAACGCCTTTTATTCTCATTTTAATCATATGCTTACTCCGTTTCCTCATACATTTTTTCAAACTGTGCTGACCAATTATCTAACAAAGGGCAAACAGTATAATCTGCAACCAACTCATTATCGTCGTTGCCAAATATGACCCAAGCTGAACCACAATACTTTTTATCTTTATTGTAAATTCGCATATAAGCCTCATCACACGCCTCAACATTTTCTTTTATCTGATTATAGTCTGTAGAGTAATTACACTCATCTTCATCACCTTCACCATAATCAACGCTTACTGAATAGCCTTTATCAAGAACATATTTAGCAAGGTTTAAGTGTGCTTTACGCATTTCCGTTGCTTGTTTTATTGTTGCATTGTCCATTATATTTTCTCCATTTTAGTTAACATAAGTTAATTATTTATAAAATTATTAACCAACTTACAAGCCCTAAAATAAAAAAATTTTATAGCTATAAATGTTCCTATTGTGTTCTTTGTGCTTTAGGTTTATACTATAGCGATATGACTAGAACCCTTACAGAACAACAAAAACGATTTATTGAGTACTTTAGCCAAACAGGGAACGCTACTCAAAGCGCAATCAAGGCGGGATACTCCGAGAAGACTGCCGAGCAACAGGGCTATGAACTTAAAAACAAGCTACACAATGAAATAGATGACGCTACCCGTAAGCTGTTGTCTGGTGCTGTTCCAATGGCCGTAGATAAGCTGAAATCCTTAATCGCTGAAGACAAGATTAGTCCGAGTGTAAAGCTAGGTGCAATCAATTCATTACTAGATAGAACAGGCTACCAAACTGTTACCAAGATAGAAGACGTTACAGGTAAGAAAACCGACGCTGAACTTCAAGAGGAACTGAAACACCTGCTAGGTTCGTTACAAGTCATTAGAACAGATGACGGGTCTGGTTCATTAAATTAGGCTCATAGTCCTCCATATCTCATCATACATAAGCATAAGACATAAGGAACGACACTTACCCTACATCACTTTGATTACTCCATATATGCCCCAATGTGCTTGAAATAAACAATCTTACCACACACACACACGCCTTTCAAAGCAAGGCTATGGTCATTGGCGCTTGTGATGTGGTCTAGTCTAATCCTAAATAGCTACCTTTGTACTATAAATGTTCTGCTTATAGATACACAGTAGAACAACAAGAGAACATTCTGCGCCATACCCTTGATTTTTGACCCCCACCCCCAAAAATGCTTTGCCATCACTATAATTATGGATTACTTCGCATAGCGGTGGGTATTTCTATATATTAACCAAAGTTAATAGCTTGAATATGTGTAAAAAAAAGAGTATTTGTGTGCATGGTTAAGCCTATTAAGGATTTACAAACAATATTGCATTTTAAAAAAGGTAATTATGTATATAGGTATGTTCTTGTTGATAGGTTTAAAAATACTGCTAAAGTACATCATGGTTTTGATAATAAACTAGAACGAACCGAGGCTGAAATTTTTGCGCTTGAAACACCACGAAAATTACGTAGAAAATATATTTTAAAAAATGGACAGTAACGCTTTAGAACGTGCAATAGAAATTGCTAAAGAATTAGAACGCCGTAAGGCAACTAATCGGATGGATCATTATGAACCTTATGAATATCAAAAAAAATTTCATGGTGATAAATCTGCTCAACGATTGTTAATGGCTGGTAATAGGGTCGGCAAGTCTTTCTGTGGGGCTATGGAAATGGCGTACCATGTGACGGGTCACTACCCAACGTGGTGGGAAGGCAGAAAATTTAACAGACCGATACGTGCTTGGGCTGGGGGTGTTTCAAATGAAACTACTAGGGATGTCTGCCAAAGAGAACTTGTTGGCCAACCAGATGATCCGTCTGCAAAAGGTACAGGATCTATACCATTAAAATATATTGTTGATACTGTAAGAAAAGCAGGTGTACCAAATGCATTAAACTCGGTAGTTATAAAACATAAATCTGGTGGTAATTCTAGAATTGGTTTTAAAGCCTACGAAATGGGTAAAGAAAAATGGATGGGTGAAAGTTTAGACGTAATATGGCTAGATGAAGAACCACCACCAAGTATATATTCACAAGCATTAACAAGAACAGCCGATAAAGGCGGAATTGTGTATATGACATTTACGCCAGAAAGCGGAATGACAGAAACAGTAGCACAATTTATGAACCAACTAAAAGATGGACAAGCATTATTTACTGCGGGATGGGATGATGCACCGCATATGACAAAAGAAATTAGAGATCAAATATTACAAGCCTTACCACCGCATGAAAGAAAAATGCGTGAAAGAGGAATACCACAATTAGGATCTGGTTTAGTATTTCCTATAGCAGAAGAAGATATTATTTGTGATCCAATAGAAATGCCAAGTCATTGGCCTAGAATATGTGGGCTAGATTTTGGATGGGATCACCCAACTGCTTGTGCATGGATAGCATGGGATAGAGATAGTGATATAGTTTATATTTATGATAGTTATTCTTTACGACAAGAAACTGTACCTGTACACGCTAGTGCAATAAAAGCTAGAGGTAATTGGATACCTGTAATATGGCCAATGGATGGAAGACAAGCTGATAAAGGATCTGGTAAAAATTTAACAGATCAATATCGTAGAGAAGGTGTAAACATGACTAGAGAACATTTTAGTAATCCACCAAGCGTAGGGCAAAAAGAAGGTAGTGGTGGTAATAGTGTTGAAGCAGGTGTTATGGAAATGTTAACACGTATGCAGACAAAGAGATTGAAAATATTTAAAAACCAAGGTAAACTGTTAGAAGAATTGCGAATGTATCATAGGAAGGATGGTAAAATTGTTCCTGCTAATGATGACGCTATATCAGCAATGAGATATGCTGTTATGTCGTTAAGAAAAGCAAGAGTAAAAAATTACGAGCCTACTCAAATATATTCTGATTCTGAATTTAACGTATTTACGTAACAAACAATATAGGAGTAACAATGGGTGGATTTGTAAGAGCAATAGCAAAAGCAGTATTTGGATCACCAAAACAAGCCGCACCTGTTCAAGTAGTTGAACAGCCTAAAACTGTAACTGAAGCAGTTGATACAGTAAAAACTGATAGGCAAAAATTGATGGGTGCTGGTTATGGTGGAAGTACAATTATGTCTTCTGCTTCTGGTGTAGAAGAAGAAGCTAATGTAGCAAAAACTGTTTTAGGTGGCGGAAGAAAAAGAAAAATTAAAGCATAGTGATTGAAACAGTTACCGACGAAAAGTGGAAAAAACGTGTTGGCGACTATATAAAAAAAAATGCTTACATATCAGCAGATCTTGGTGAGCAATTTTCTTATATTGGTTTTGTTGAAGATGATAAAGTTTTAGGTGGATGGTTATTTTCCGATTATGACGGAAACAACATTTGGGTACATTTAGCATTAGAAACTCCTAGAGTTTGTACAAAAAATCGTATAAAATATGTATTCCAATACGGATTTAAACAATTAGGCTGTAATAGAATGACAGCTTTGTGTCGTAACGGTTATGTACGAAATGAAAGATTGTTAAGTGGCACAGGATTTGTTAAAGAAGGTGTTGTACGTAAATGTTTTAATATTAACGGAACATACGTTGATGGGGCAATTTACGGAATGTTGAAAGAAGAATGTAAATGGTTATAAAGGAATAATTATGGGATCAAAAGCACAACCACAAATGCCACCACCAGTAGATCAATCTATGTACGATCAAACTGCTAAACAAGAAGCGGCGTTAGAAGCAGAAAAAGCAAAAGCATTAAGTACAAAACGTAAAGGTATGTACGGTACAATTTTGACAAGTGGAACAGGTGTTGAAGAAGAAGCGGCTACATCTAAAACATTATTAGGTGGCACTAAAGTTTAATAGTTATGGCAACATACGAGTATATTAAAAAACGAGTTGATGCGTTAGCATCTGATAGAGGAACGTGGGAAGTAAACTGGCAAGAAATACTTGACTACGTTATGCCACGTAAAGCAGATGTTGTTACATTAAGAACAAAAGGTGAAAAACGTACAGAAGTTTTATTTGATAGTACAGCTATTACAGCTAACAATTTATTAGCGGCAAGTTTACAAGGTACACTTACATCACCATCATTACCTTGGTTTAGTGTAAAATTAAGAGATGAACAATTAAATGAAAATCGTGATGTGCAGTTATGGTTAGAAGATACTGCAAAAAGAATGTACGACACATTTAATGAAACAAATTTTAATACTGAAGTACATGAGATGTATCTTGATATTTGTTCAATCGGTACTGCCGCAATATTTGTAGAAGAAGGTAATAAAGGTTTTGATACAGATGGTATTCATTTTAATACATTACACATTGCAGAATATTACATACAAGAAAATATAAATGGTAAAGTTGATACACTTTATAGAAAATATAAATTAACAGCTAGACAAGCTATTCAAGAATTTGGTGAAGAAAATGTTGGTGAAAAAATTTTACAAGCGGCAAAAGAAAAACCAGATCAAAAATTTAATTTTATTCATGCTGTAGAACCTACAGAAGATTACAAAAGAGCAATAGGTAAAACATCTACTAAATTACCTTTTCATTCTTGTCACGTTTGTGAAGAAGATAAAATGGTAGTTAGAACAGGTGGATACAATGAGTTTCCATATTTAGTACCTAGATGGTCAAAAGCAACTGGTGAAATTTTTGGTAGATCACCAAGTTACAATGCATTACCAGATATTAAAACTTTAAATAAAGCTGTAGAAATTGGATTAAAAGCATGGGCAAAAGCTATTGATCCACCATTACTTGTTCAAGATGATGGTGTTGTAGGTAGAGTTAGAATGACCCCTGCGGGTATTACAGTTATTAGAAATGATGGTGCAGTTAAACCATTACAAATTGGATCTAATTGGCAAATAACTGATATGAAAGAAAACCAATTAAGAACTGCAATTAGACAAGCATATTATTCAGATCAATTACAATTACAAGAAGGCCCACAAATGACGGCTACTGAAGTACAAGTTAGATACGAATTGATGCAAAGATTACTTGGGCCAACATTAGGTAGATTTCAATCAGAATTTTTAAATCCATTAATTGAACGTGTGTTTGGTATTATGTATCGTGCAGGTGCTTTAATGCCAGAACCAGATATTATTAAAGGTTCTAAAATAGATGTAGAATATTTAGGGCCATTAGCACGTTCACAAAGAATGGAAGAAGCAGTATCTATTGAAAGATTATATCAATTAGCAATGAATGTTGCACAAGTTGATCCTGCTATTATGGATAATATAAACCATGATGAAGCAATTAGATTAAGAGGAAATTTATTAGGTGTTCCTAAAACTGTATTACGTGGTAGAGATGAGGTAGAAGAAATGCGTAATGCACGTGCTGAACAACAACAAATGGCGGCAATGGCACAAGAACAACAAGCACAAGCACAAGCTATGAAGACACAAGCAGAAGCATCTAAAACTATGGCAGACCCAATGGTACAAGCGGCTGTTACAGATACAGCAGAAGAAATGGGAATGACAGAAATTGAATAATGGATTTTGACAACAAAGATCATAAACAATTAAAAACAGATTACCAATCAACCTTTGATACAAAGGAAGGTAAAAGAGTGTTAGCTGATTTACAATCGGCTTACTATCATAGATCATCACATACAAAAGGTGATCCATATGAAACAGCATTTCGTGAAGGACAACGAAATGTAATAATCAGAATAATCAATTTAATCAAGGAGGATAAAGATGTCTGAT